GGGGGATATTATTTGGATTGTGATTTCTCTGATGTTGACTGCTTACAGGAGGGCTTGAAAGAATCCGAGGACGTAAAGACAAATATAAATAAACGTTGTCGGGAACAATTCTCATGTGGGCTTATAACTCTCAATGACTGGCGTGCCCAAATAGGTGAAAGTATGATAGAAAATCCTCTGTTTGACAAATTGAAATTTGATATGTCAGATGAGGAACTAGATAAAGTAAATCGAGTTTTTAACACTAAAAGTGGAGATGAAAAAGATGGAAGAGAAAATCAAAAGCCTTCAGTACAAGACAAAGGCAAATGATGTTGATGAAAAGGGTATCGTTACCGTTGCGGTGAACGGTATCGGTGTGAAGGACTCACAAAATGACATATCTATGCCCGGCTCATTCAATAAGACATTGAAAGAAAATATTGGTCGGATGCGTTGGTTCCTGAATCATCGTACAGATCAGTTGTTAGGTGTTCCGTTGAGTGGTAAAGAAACAGAAGGTAATTTGGTTATGGTTGGTCAGTTGAATCTTGAAAAGCAGATTGGACGTGACACATTAGCTGATTATAAGCTGTTTGCAGAGAATGGAAGAACCCTTGAACATTCTATTGGGGTCAAGGCCATTAAAAGAGATTCTGTTGATCCCTGTAAAGTGCTTGAATGGCGTATGATGGAATATTCGACATTGACAAGTTGGGGGAGTAATCCACAGACTTTCCTTGTGAATATCAAGTCTGCTACTGCTGATCAGGTAAAGGAAGCCGTTGATTTCGTCCGGAAAGCGTTCTTGCAGCATGGATATAGTGATGAACGTTTAAAAGGTTACGATATGGAATTAAGTTTATTGCTAAAGAGCCTAAACGGCGGTGCCGTTGTCTCATGTCCTCATTGTGGTTACCAATTTGATTATGATGCAGAAACTGAGCATACCTTTGCACAACAGGTACTGGATTATGCTGCCGATTATCAGAGATGGATAACGCAGGACATCGTAAGAGAAGAAATGGAGAAGCTCACTCCTGAGATTAGAACTCAAGTAATTTCTCTTATTGATTCTGTTAAGTCAGAAAATAAAGAATTTACTCAAAAAGGTCTACAAGACCTTATGAATTATGTAAGATGTCCCCACTGTTGGGGAAAAGTATATCGTTCGAATGCTATTCTACAAAATACTTCTGAAGATACCACCGGAAAGAATGAGCCGTCTGTTGACACTCAAGAAAAGAATGACGGGGAAAATGGGAATGATGAAGTAACGACTAAAGCCGCTGATAATGGCACTTTACTCGATTTCAAGAGTTTGAATAGTTGTTTCGAGAATAAATAACTTAAAATTTAAATTTTATGCCTAAAAAATTTACAGTATCAGATTTTAATCTGAAAACAGACGGTCTGCCGGCAGAACAGAAAACATTCATGGAAAACATTGCTGGCATGATGTGTGAAGTAGTTAACAAATCACTTGAAGGATTTGCTTCACCGGAGGAGGTAACGAAACAGTTTGGTGACATCAATAACCTATTGAAAGCCTATGATGGAGAAAAGTTCCAGCAATTGGTTAAGGACAACGAGCAACTTGTAGAACAAGTTAAAACTCTTGGTGAAAGTGTCGAGAAGATGAAGCAGAAAGGTCTTTCTATGGATACTATCAACAAGTTCGATGAGAAGTTGAACGAGATGCTTGATTCTGAAAAATTCAGAGATTTTGCAGAAGGAAAAACACGTAAATCAGGAGAGTTTGTCGGTTTCTCATTGAAGGATGTTGTTTCCATGACTGATAATTATGCTGGTGATTTGTTGATTACTCAACAACAGAAACGTGTCGTTACTCAGGTTGCCAACAAGAAGCTGCATATGCGTGATGTTTTAGCGACTCTGAATGCTGATCCTGCATATCCTCAACTTGCATATGCGCAAGTATATGCTTTCAACCGCAATGCCCGTTTTGTAACAGAGAATGGTCGTTTGCCGGAATCAAGCATTAAAATAAAAGAGATACAGACAGGAACCAAGCGTCTTGGAACTCATATCCGTATCTCAAAACGTATGTTGAAATCCAGAGTTTACATTCGCTCTTATATTTTGAACATGCTTCCTGAAGCTGTTTGGATGGCAGAAGATTGGAACATCCTGTTTGGTGATGGTAACGGCGAGAATCTGCTTGGTATTGTTAATCATACAGGTGTAACTTCTGTTGAGAAGATTATCAGCACAGCTATTGTTACAGGTGCCGCTGGTACAGTGAAATCTATTGCTGGATATAACGGTGATAAAGATGTAATTGTAGAGTTTGCAGAACCACAGGATTTGATTCTTGATGGTATGAGTATTACGTTTGCCGGTGCTGCTGTTCTTACAGAGCTGAACAAAACGCATGCTCTTGTGAAAATGGAAGATGGACGTATCCTTATTCCTGGTGTTGCTTTTTCCGGTGCTGAAACGGCTACGGATAAAATGACGTTCAGCGTTCATGAAGCTGGCTTTAAAAACATTGAGGAACCAAATTCCGAAGATGTTGTGAAAACAGCTTTTGCTGCAATGACATATGCCCAGTATTTCCCAAATGCCATTATCCTTAATCCGATGACTGTTAATGGAATGGAATCTGAGAAGGACACTACAGGGCGAAATCTTGGTATTGTTAAAATGGTTGGCGGAGTGAAATATATTGCCGGTCGCCCGATTATCGAATATGGCGGTATTCTTCCCGGTAAGTATCTTTTGGGTGACTTCAACCAAGCCGCGAATTTGGTTGATTATACCACTTTGTCGCTTGAATGGGTTGAAGATGTGGAGACTAAGCTCTGCAATGAGGTTGTGCTGATGGCACAGGAAGAAGTTATCTTCCCGATTTATATGCCATGGGCTTTTGCTTATGGTGATTTGTCTGCATTGAAAACTGCAATAACTAAAGCGTAGGATTATGGATTACATACTTAGAGGTAACGATAAGGATGTAACCAATGTGCTTAAAGAGCAACGCATTCGGATTAATAGAGGGATGATCCAACTCATCCCTATTTCCGAATGTGGTCTTGTTACAGAAGAAGATGCCCAAAAGACATTGGAATGTATGCTTGCAGAGAAAAATGAAGAGATTGGCAGGCTTACTACATCCATTACAGAGAAAGATAAGACAATTGTTGAACTGACAGAAGAGCGCGATACGATGAAAGCTCGCATTGCAGAACTTGAAGTACAGGTACCTTCTGATGAAAAGAATCTTCCGGTTGCCGATTCAAAAGATTTGCAGGAAGAAGATAGCAAGGAGGTAACTGTTACTGATGATAAAGCCGTTTCCGTGGAAGATGAAAAGAAAACCGGAAAGGGTAAGACCTCTAAATAACTATCGCTATGCTGATTGATGTTTCATATTTTATGTCAGGTCCCAGACATATTGAGAATGTTTCGGTCGCTGAAATGCCTTCACCCCAATCCCTTGCTGTGAACGAGGTGATAAATGGGTATATTAAGGCGTTTCAGCCCGAGTTTCTCCGGAATGTTGTTGGCGTGGCTCTTTCCCAAGCTATCACAGATTACTTGGAGCTTATTGAACGGGAAAAGGAAGATTCCTCAGATGAAGTTGATATTTCAGAAGAGAAAGAAGAACCCCAGTCCGGATATGCAGTATTGTGCGAGAAGTTGTGTGAACCGTTCGCTGACTATGTCTTTTATCATATTCTTCGTGACGCAAACACACAGGCTACAATAACCGGGCTTGTCCGTTTGAAATGCGCTAATGAATATGTAGCTCCTTTGAAGAGACAAGTAGGCACATGGAATAGCATGGTAGAGAAGAACAAACAGTTTGTTGAATGGGCTATGTCGGATGATTGTCCTTTCGATGTGAAAATAACCAAGAATCTTTTGACTCCAATTAATGCTTTCAATTTATGATAGAATTAGATATAACAGAACTGTTTGAAGAAGTGGTTGAAAAACTTCCTGAAGGACTTGAAATATTATATCCAAATGGGAAAGGGGGAACTAAGGTTGTGAAATCCCCAAAGTTGAATTACATCTTCGGTAGTAGTCAATATATCAAAGATATTTTAGATGAATACAGTAAGTCCTCTAGTCAGTCTGAAAAGAAGTTTCCACTGGTTGCACTATTCACCCCAATTATTGAGGATAGAGGCGATTCGGATTATTTTTCAAAAGCAAAGGTTTCATTGATTATAGCTTGTTCTTCTTGTAAAGAGTGGAGTAATGAAGAACGTAGAACCACATCTTTTAAAAATATTCTCCGGCCAATTTATAAACGTTTGTTGGAAGTATTATATGAAGATTCTCGGTTCGATTGCGACTGTGACGAAAAAGTGAAACATAGTTATTCAGAGAACTATTCATATGGCAGATACGGAGCCTATACAGATTCCGGTAAGGTTGTGAGCGAGCCGATTGATGCCATAAACATACGCTCGATGGAAATAAAAATTAATAATCTTAATTGTAGAAGAAAATGAGAAAGATTAGAACGTGTAAGGGTTCCCGTATGAACACCGGTAGTTCTGCTTGTAGTATTGACTGGAAAAAAGTCAAAGGTGCTATCTTGGCTGAACATGGTGTCAAACTGCCTGCTGATATAACAGGTGAGAAGTTACTCGAATTGTGCCATGCAGACCGTCCCGGTCGTATTTACCCTATTTTGCCGTTTTTGGAATATGCCAAGAATGGTGGAGAACCCCAGGTTAATGCTATTGGGTATGGTGCAAGTGAATATAATGGATTGAATGCCCAAACAGATACTTTCACATTGAAGAAGTTCGATGAAGTTTTGAACGCTCAACTTTTGAAATGTGCAAATAAGGGCTGGGATGTTTACTTTTGGAATCAGGACAATATGTTGATCGGATATAATGATGATACGGATGTTCTTGCAGGTATTCCGATGTCCTCTGTTTACCCGACCGTTACGCAATATCCGACTAGTAGTGCTAAATCTGCAATGACTGTTAGCTTTGCTCATGAAGACGCTGAAGATAGTCATTTGAATTTTGACTACGTTCAATTGGATTTCAATCCAAAGAACTTCCTTAAAGGTCTGGTTGATGTTGAGTTCGTGAAGATGGAAACTGAGAATACTTACAAAATTGTCGAAGTTGTTGGTGGTTACGATCGCACTGAGGAATTTGGGCAGCTTATAGCTGATGCAGCTGTTGAAGTTCTTAATAATGTAACATCTGCTTCTTATGCTGATGGTGTTATCACTATTGTACCGAAAGGAAATGAAATGCCTTCATTGAGATCTGCATCCGTGTTGTTTAAAAATGAAATCAAAGGTATTGAGCAGATAGCATGAAGGTAGATGGGGTAACGTTCGTCGAAACTGCTGTGAAGGCTATGACGAAGGAAGAGTTTATTAACGCACACATTAAGGTTGTGTGGAAAGAATTGAAGGAAACTGATCGTAAGAAGAAACTTTCCGAATTGTATGATACAATAACTAAATAACCAATGGGCTGGGGTGTGATTGCAGCCCGGCCCGTTTTATTTACAATATATGGCAGATTTTGACGAATTATACAGGGTTATTCATTCTATTGCTTCAGGCTTCAAGGAAGAGGTTGTCAAGTGTATGGAAGAGCATAAAAATGTACTCATAGACTGTATTCAAGAACAATTATATTCCGGCTTAGATGGAACCGAACACTTATTGAATCCGGATTATGATACTGATACTTATTTCAATGAGCCCGGTCCATGGCAAAATCGTGCTGCACAGTATAAACATTGGAAAGAGAAGATTACTCCACCGTTAAGAAGTGAAATGCTCTATTTACCACCGCGTCCAGTTGAAGTTCCCAACCTTTTTATCACCGGTACTTTCTATGATAGCATAACTGCCGATGGAATTGATTCCGGGCTTCGATTCTCAACGAAAGGATTTACGGACGGTAGTTCTATCGAGAAGAAATACGGTGAGCAGATTTTAGGTATTGGTGATACAGCTAAAGAGTACTTCAATATTATGTATCTCCGTCCCTGGATGGAACGTTTCTTTTCAGAATGTGGATATAGATGGAATGGCTTGTAGTTGCGAGATAAAGAAAATGCAAAGTGAACTGGAACGTGTCAGTGACCTTGCTAAAAAAGCGGCCATCCTGGATGGTTGCATATATGTCGTTTATCAGAAAGAAGATGGCACCTATGCTTTTGATAAACTTGGAGTTGAGATAAAAGGAAAGATTGTTGAATATAGACATTACCTGTAATTATGGCAGATTTAAAATTAAAAGATTTCGTTGATGAGAGCGATTTACAGAGGTTGATAGAACTTGATAACACTATTGGGCGAATAAGAGAAACATATAAAAATGCTGCATTAGAACTTGCTAAAGGACTAAAGATTCCTGTTGACGGAGTTGCTGATTTGGAAAAACTGAATTCTGTTTATGCTAGTCAGTTGAAAGTTGTAGCTGATACTAACACTCAATTTTTGGAAGCTGGGAAGAAGAGGGAAGAGATAGTGCAGAAGGTAACGGAGTCCATAAGCAAGAGCGCTGATGAAATAGCAAAGGAGAATATTCGCAAAAATGAAACTTATCAGATGGATAAGCGTGCGATTGAGATAGCAAAAGATATTTTGGGTTATCGTGGTCAGAATTTAGAACGACTTGTAAAAATTGAAAGCGAACTGAAATTGGTTTCCAATGCTCAAAAGAAACTAAATGAAGAAGAGAAAAACGGCAATGTTACTGGTGAAGACTTATTGAAGAAGAGGCGGTTACTCATTGCGCAGGAGAGAGAGTTGAAAGCGGCAAAGAGTGAACTGAATAATATACTTTCTCGTGAAGAGAAACTTTCAATGTCTGCATCGGGGAGTTATGACGAAATGTCGCATAGCCTTGAGTTAATGAAAAGAGCATATAAACAGATGAACGAAGCGGAGAAAGCTGGGACAAACGGGCAAATCCTTGCGTTGGAAATCCAAAAAGCGGATAAACAGTTGAAGGAACTGTCTGCTAGTATGGGAGAGTTTCAACGTAATGTCGGTAACTATTCAAGTGCGTTGAACGGCGAATATGCTCCTGCCATAAAAAATGCATTGGGATTAAATAATTCTTTTGCTGACTCCTTGCTTAAATTATCTGAAAGTAGTGAAAACGAAGGAAGTTTTTTCGATAATATCTCTTTGAAATCAAAAGCGTTTGGTAATACCTTACTGACTTTACTAAAGAATCCGGTATTTTGCTCTATCGCTGGTATTGCAGTGGCAGGTACTGCTTTTAAGTTTTGGTATGACTATAATAAGGGCTTGATTGAGGCTTCCAAACTTACCCGGCAGTTTACCGGACTACGGGGTGATGAAATGAGAGTGTACCGTAGTGAGGTTCAGGCTATGGCTGATACCTTTAATGTTGATTTTAAAGAGGTATTAATTTCAACAAATGCTGTAGCCAAACAATTCGGTATTGAACAGTCGACAGCGTTAAAGCTGGTAAAGGATGGTTTTATTGCAGGAGCCAATGCGAATGGTGAATTTTTGGAGAACTTGAAAGAGTATCCCGCCTATTTTAGAGAAGCCGGGATTTCCGCAAAGCAGTTTATTGCCATTACAACACAAGCTAACCAAGCAGGGATTTATTCAGACAAAGGTATTGATGTTATTAAAGAAGGGAATTTGCGTATCCGTGAGATGACATCGGCTACGGCTGCTGCTTTGGATAATATTGGTATAAGTTCTAAAGAAGTATTGGAAGAATTACGTAAGGGAGAGACCACAACCTTTGAAGTGATGAGGAGAGTTTCTGAAAAATTGAATGAACTACCCGATAGCAGTGCGGCTGTAGGTGTTGCTATCGCTGATATTTTTGGAGGTCCGGGTGAAGATGCTGGGTTACAGTATATCCGGACACTAAAAGATATTGAAACGAATTTGGATAATGTGAAAGCTGCTGCCGGTGATTTGGGCCGTGTTGAAGAAGATTTGGTTGATAGCCAAGCCAGGTTGGCAAGTGAAATAGCATTGTTGTTTGATAAAACAGGAGGTTCGTTTGAAGAAATGAGTTCTAAAATAAAGACATTTGCCAATGAGGTGTTGGCCGATATTATAAAGAACGTTCGTGAACTGAACGAATCTGTAAACGATATGTATGACAGAAAGTATACCACTGCTAGAAAAGAGGGAAGGGAGAATGGTGTAGAGGCAGCTCAAAAAGAATATGATCATATACAGAAGTTGCAGCAGATGTATGTCAAGCAGGGATTTTCTGACAATGAAGCGTTGGAAAAGGCAAAGGAAACAAGATTAAGGATTTTGAGGCAAGCTTTGAAAGAAGAGTCAGAGGCATTGCAGGAGAATAAGGATCTGTACGATTCTGCCAAACAAAGTTATGAGAACTATAAAAGTCCTATATTGTTTGGACCTGACTATGGTAGTAATCTGAAAAAGAACGAGATGAATGAAGCTTTAGATGAATATATAAAAAGATTGTCTATGGTATCAGCTTTAGAGGCTCAAATCTCGGGAATTGAAAAATTCACCCCTATAAACACAGGAACGGCAAAGAAGACTGCAGATGAATTGAAGAGGGAAGAAGATGAGAGAAAAAAAGCTGCTGAAGAGGCTAGAAAAATACTGGACATCCGCCGTAATTTAGAGGATTCGAAGATAGAGTTGATGGATGATGGCTTGGAAAAAGAATTGGCAAAAATAGAGCAGGGATACTTGAAAAGAATAGATGCTGTTACTGGCAACAGTAATGCTGAAAAGATGATACGTGCTAATTTGGGAAAATTGATGTTGGAAAAAATTGGTGAGTATCAGCAGGAATATGAACGTCAGTTCCAGAAAACCAATTTGGAGAATCGGCTTGATGCTGTACAGAAGGGAACGGAAGAAGAGCTTTCCTTGAGAAAAGAACTTTTAAAAATACAGGAAGATGAGGAAGTGAGAGCTGCTGAGAAGATGGGAGCTGATATCGAACTTGTGAGAAGTAAATATAGGAAACAGGCACTATTACTGGATGAGAAATATGCATCTGATCAGGTACGCTTAATTGCAGAGAATGCAGCGCATGAGCAGGAAATCCGGGATGCTGCATATGTCATGGATATGCTTGCTCTTAAAAAACAGTTAGCTTCTAAAGAAATAACCCAGCAGGAGTATGCAGAACTTGAATATCAGCTAAAATTAGATTATGCACGTAAAACTACTGAAGCAGCTATTGATGCTTTGGAGTCCGAACTTGCTACTGCCAATTTGAGTACGGATAAAAGGGAGAAACTTGAGGAGAAACTAGCTAAATTGAAAGTAGACCTTGCCCAAAAAGAAGCAGAAGCGGAAATAGATGCTATCAATAAGGTTACTAAAGCGGATGAGAAAGCACAGAAAGAGCGTGAGAAGAACTTGAAAAAATGGCTTCAAACTGCATCTCAAGCTGTGGGAACTATTGGAAACTTAGTCTCTTCTATTTATGATGGACAGATTCAGAAAATAGAAGAAGAGCGGGAAGCTAATGAGGAAAAGTATGATGAGGATATTGAACGAATTGAGAATTTGGCTGAGTCTGGAGCCATATCTGAAGAGGAAGCGGAAGCACGTAAACGTGCAGCAAAGGATCAGACTGAAGCCAAGAATAAAGAACTGGAAAGGCAAAAGCAAGAGATTGCGCATAAGCAAGCAGTTTGGAACAAAGGGGTACAAGTAGCAGAAACGGGAATTGCGACGGCTCGTGGTATTATGGAGGCTTTCCAGTTAGGTCCGATTGCCGGTGCTGTTATGGCTGCTGTTATCGGGGCAATGGGGGCTATGCAAGTAGCGACAATTCTTGCCACTCCTATTCCTTCTTATGCAGAAGGTACTAAAGGTAATGATAGGCATCCCGGTGGTGCTGCTTTGGTTGGTGATGCCGGTAAGCGTGAAGTTATCATGTATTCCGGAAAAGCATGGATTACTCCTGATACTCCAACTTTAGTTGATATTCCTAAAGGTGCGCAAGTCTTTCCTGATGTTGATAAGGTAGATATCTCTAATTTTGATATGCCAGATTGGGACCTTCCTACATTTTCATCGACATATTTAGCATCTTCTTCCGGTGATACCATTGTTTTCAATGATTATTCCCGATTAGAAAAAAGGGTTGATAGAACAAATTTCCTTTTGATGAAGAGTCTTAAAATGCAGCGACAGGATGCATCTAACCGTGAATTTGAACTGTATAAGTTTTCTAAACTGAAATAGCCATGATTGAAAGATTAAACCAGATAACCTTGAATGATTTCATTGAACTTTCATGTGGAAACTATGCTTGTTTGCTCTCGGACTGCAAATCTATGTCCGAAAGCACGCTTAAAGAAATGGCATCTAAATTACTTGTCGAATACAGAAGTATTGTTAATCCCTCAAGTATGAAGGTTATGGTAATGGACAAAGAGGATATGCTGAAAGAACGTGCCAAACTATTGAGTCTTCGTATTTGTCAGGCTCTTGTTTCTCTTGGCTTTTATGATGATGTTCGCCAGGTATTGGGGCAACTAAATGTAGATACCCGAAATATGAGTGATGAACAGGTAACATCGAAGATTGACTATTTGCTTCATTCTGCAATTTTTGAGCAAAAACGGAACGAGGAAAGACGCAGTGAGGAACATAAAGGAAATAAGGCTACTCCTGAACAAATCCGTTCTTCATTCGATACAGAAATAGCTTTTCTTATGACATATTTCAAAATGAATATTGATCCTCGGATAATTAATGCTGCCGTGTATGCAAATATAGTTCACCAAGCAGAGGTTGATATATCAATCCGAAAAAGGAGGACATAGAAATTTAGGTTACATATTTATGTCAATTCAATTAATTTTTAATTAAAGCGAATTTTTCATGCGGTCGTTAGTAATTCCCTTTTAGAATCACAAACGACCGTTTTTATGAATAAAAAGAACAGGACATATTGTATAAGTCAGCTTTTATGCTGTAATTTATTGTCAAAACTGCAAACATTAGAGAACAAGTGTGATCGGATAAATGCACAATTATCCGAAGTGAAAAACCTAATTACCTCTTCCCCTAATGAGGTAGATACTCTTATTGATTCGATAGAACGTACGGCTCAAGAAATGTATGAGCAAAGTATTGTTCATCGAAAATACGTTGAGCGATGTATAAATGGGAATAATCTACACGTAATAGGGAGGGGAAATCATGAGTTTTGAGCAGGCTTTATTAGAGATATATCCTTGGATATTCCGTGTTGCGAGAAGATTTTGCTCCTCTGTACAGGACGCTGAAGATTTAGCGGGTGATACAGTGTATAAGATACTTCAGAACCAAGATAAGTTTGATTGCTCTAAACCTATGAAACCTTGGTGTATTGCCGTTATGCAGAATACCTACATCACTCGTTATAACCGTAATTCCCTTATTCATTTCACTGGGTATGATTCTGTAAAGGAAAATGTAACACTTGATTGTACTTACGAATCTGTATTGTTTAATGATCTATTATTAGCAATAAGTAGATGTGCACAGAAGACGTGTTGTATTGACAGTGTGATGTACTATGCAGAAGGATATTCTTATGAAGAAATAAGCGAAATATTAAATATTACCGGTTGGAACTGTTAGAAGCCGTATTTCCTCCGGTCGGAAGTTTCTGCTTCAGGAAATAGGCTTCTAGTGGTAATACTACCTCATTAAAATGAAATATATATTTACCTCTTAAAAATAGACTTTTTATCAAATTGGATGGTAATCAGTTTTGTTCTTAATTTATTTTTAAGTTGTTAGTTGCTTTTGGGCTTGATAAACAACAAATGGATAAGAATTTATCGTCCAATTTGATAAAATGCCTTGAAATATATAAATTTACTGACTTTTATTTTAGTATTGATATAAGTTTTTTTAATCAATCCATGTGTTGTATATTCCCGTTGCTGCCAAGTCTATTAATGCTTTTTTTTCAGAATCATCGAAATGATCGATGGGGATAATTAAGTTACGAACTTCTTCTTTTATCTCTATATACTCATTTATATTTTTGTCTATGACTATTTTTAATGCCCTTGAGAGTATTGCTTCTAAAAGGAAGGTAGTGAACTTCTTTTCAGCTTCTTGATATTTGTTGTTAAATTGTCGTTGATCCATAATTAAATTAGTTTAAATGAATAACAAATATAAGAATAATTATAGTAACTACAATTTTTTTATAATTATATATTTTACAAATTGAGACTAGATTCGAAATTTTCAGATAACATTGGTTATTAAAAGAGGTATGATTTATCTTGATGTACTGGTATTAGTTTTGACGATAAAGTGGTGAATGTGGAAAAGTCTTTTTTATTTTTAGGTATAGATATTGCTTTGAAAAACAAATAGTTATATCATATTTTAACAAAGCATAATTTTCAAGAATTTAGCCAATCGGGAAACCGGTTGGCTTTTTCTATATATTTGCTCGTGAACGTTCAAATCGAGTAAAAATGCTTTGTAAATATGTACTTACAGTTGATAGTATTTCCTATGATATTCCCAAATCCTGTATTCAGAATTGGGATGAAATCAAATTTTCCCGTAAGCGTTCAGGGTTAGAAGGGATAACTAGGACTTTTACTTCTAAATTTCAATTCGTCAATGAAGCTTATAATCTTCTATTGGATGAATATCTGAATAAATATATGGCTTCAAATGCCAGTATCGCTGTCTATACAATAACTAATTCTCATACTTATGAGGAGCTATTTAGCTGCAGGCTAGATTTTGGAACATTGACTTATGATGGGAATACCATTTCAATTAATTCAATAGATGATAGTGTTGCTAATATCATAAAAGCCAATAAAGGTACACAGTATGAATATTCTGTCGATGAGATGAAAGAGGAAGCTTCTCTTTATTACGATAGGTTGTCTTATGTTGGAAATGTTACCCATTATTGTGGAGGAAGGACTCTTGCAAATGGAAGTATTCTTGTAGATGCTGTAAGTGGAAGTGATCATTATATGACTATTCCTATGTACATAGGGAATAGTGAAATAGTGAGCGGCAGTGGTATAGAGGTAAAAGATGTTGGTGCCAGTGGCAATTTAGAATCATGCTTGATTTATACAACAAAAAACACATCTATTAAAATCTCAATTAAGGGGGGGTACTCCTGGGGTAGCTCAAGTCTTTCTGCTGACATGCAGTTAAAAACAAAATCTGGAACTCTTTTGAAAGAGTGGAGAGGGGGATGGGAAGGAGAATTCATAAGTGTAGATTGGGAAGGTGAGATAGCATTATCTGCTAATGACGGTTTGGTTTTGCTTGCGGCTTATAATTCAAAATTTGCATTGTATTATTTTTCAAGTTTGGAGATACATATGGAATTTCCTTCTGTGGGATTACCAATTTATATAGACGTCATACAGCCTATTACTGTTTTGAATAGACTACTTAAAAGTATGAATGGTGGGAATGACGGCATTCACGGTACAATAGCGTATGGCGTGGATGAAAGGTTAGATAGTTGTGTGATATTGGCTGCTGAGAGTATCCGGGGGATCCCTCAAGCCAAACTTTATACTTCATATACCAAGTTCAAAGATTGGATGGAGGCTGTTTTCGGCTTTGTCCCTGTCATCAATGGGAATACTGTATCTTTCATACATCGTAGTGATTTGTTCAAGGATGATAATGTAAGGGACTTTGGAGGTGATTTTTCTGATTTTGAATATAAGGTGAAAGAGTCGAGAATCTACTCACGCGTTAGGGTGGGATATGACAAGCAGGATTACGAAAGTATCAACGGACGTGATGAGTTTCGTTTTACGACTGAATATACTACTGGTGTGGATATAACTGATAATGTGCTTGAGCTGATCAGCCCTTATCGTGCAGATGCCTATGGAATTGAGTTCTTGTCTCAGAAAAGGGGAAGTGATACAACGGACAATGAAAGTGACAATGACGTTTTTTTTGTCGGGGCGGACACTACATTCCCAAACGAAGGCGGAGTAATCTATAAAGATTACCAAATTATTAGAAACGGATGGGAGATAAGTGGAGTTCTTTACTCTGAATCAATGTTTAATACAATGTATTGGCAGGGTGAGATGCTTAAAGCGAACGCTGGTTATATCGGAATGTTTACTGACAGATTGCGATATTCTTCTTCAGATGGAAACAGTGAGGTTGCTGTTAATGGTGTGGGAATGAAAGATGACTTTATTGTGAGTGAACGTATAGTTACTTGTGGAGATGTTTCTTTCAAAACTTATGATGAGAATGTGCCTCAAATGGATGATAGGACTATTAAAATATTAAAAGACGGTTTGGTATATGAAGGATATATTAAAGAGGTAAGTAGTGTAATTGAGAGAAATGAGGGAGTGAAGTATGAATTATTTGTCCGTTCAATATCAAAAGCTTAGAATATGATTATAAGTCCATTTACACCACTGTTTTTTTCTCCGTCTACCGATAAGTTTGGTGCGAAAAGCAAATATGTGCAGTTATTTGCCCGTACAGATCGCATTTTTATTGAACTGATTTCCACTCCGGAAGAACAGGAGCCTATTGTTTGCATTAATAACGTTATAGATGATACGTCTACGCCTATAACATTAAGTTCATGGCAAATGAATGAGGATAAGGTTCTTTATTTCTATACGGTTTCATTACTTCCATGTGGGTATTATAATATTGTTATAAACGGTAATACGAGCGATATTTTCAAAGTTACAGATGATGAATGCCAGCTTTCCGAGACTACCCTTATACAATATTCCATGAAGGATAACAAGCAACGGCTTGATGCAGTTTGGTGGATAGACGGGATGCAATATTTCTTCGATTTTCGTGTACCTGGTGGTTTTAAAGATAATGGTTGGACATTTGGCGTAGACAATGAACAATTTGTGACCTCAGATGAGGATATTGTCGAGTTGTTCAGCCATGAATATACAACAATGCTGTTTACTCTTGGAAACTCTATGGGATGTCCTGTGTGGTTTGCCGAGTTGCTGAACAGGGTTCTATGCTGTAATTATGTCTATTTTGACTCGGTTCGTTATGCAAGAAAAGAAGGTAATGTTCCAGAACTCAACCAGCAGATAGATGGATTAAAGAGTTTCGTATTTAATCAGATGTTACAGAAAGTCAGAACGATGAATCCTATACTGGAATGGAATAATCAGGTATCCATAAGAAGAATTCAGAATGATACTTATAGGAAAGTTGCTAATGATAAAAAGTTGAGGGCTATTAAGCAAGGTGGTGAAACTGTAGATAGATATATAGGTGTAATTACTGGTAAACTTTATTTGCGTTATCAAGTAATAATGACTAGCCTATTTACTTCCTATAATTATTATGCTAGAATAATATTAGATGTACCAGCAAAAGGGGATGTGGTATTTGATGTACCATTTGTTGAAACAGTAGATGGTAATACCATTCGGAGCATTGAGAAAATGTCTGTTATAAACGGAGGGTATTCCGATGATCAAAATTTCAGCAGCAAAAGAGAGAGTTATCAAGTAGATATACAAGCTGGTGAAGCTCTTAAATTTACTACAAGTGGAGATGACAGAACTTATTATGAGGTGACTTGGAATGGGGAATTTATTGATGATTTCCCCACTGTTCCTGATGAAGCCTCCAATCCTAAAGTTTAAACTGTATCATAAGAAATAAAATAATGAATGGTGTTGAATTTTAAATAAATGGAAGATATGACAGAATCGGAAAAACAACAAATTGTCAGCCTTGTATTACAATCCTTGAAGACGAATAGTCTTACAATTGAACAGTTGACTGATACAACTGAGTTGGCAAGAGACATGTATGTAGAAGTCAGTGGAAGCCGGAAAGTTTCTATTGAATTGCTTGTAAATAGTATTGCCACAATGGTCAATGGCGATTTTGATGAATTGGTTAGGAATGTAAATAAGATAGCCAAGGATTTGAAAGATGGAGATGATGAGTTATTGAAACGGATTACGGGGACTTCGGAGAAATCAGTTCCTTTAACTGATCCGTTCAAAAATATTGGAACATTTACAACGATCAATGGCTTTAATGATAAATTGAATCTCATGTATTCGGGTGATTCCTCTATTGGTAATTATAGGGGAGTACTGGCTGTTGAAGCTTCCAAGATACCTGTAAATATACAAGTGGAACGGATTAATTTGAATAAGGTAGTTCAATCGTTTACGTCGTGCATACAATTAAAAACAATGCAGGATGGAATGGATACGCTTTATTTGGGTACAGTTTGTACTATTTCGCGTATGGGTAACGTCTCCGGAGGAAATGTTACGTGGGATGAATGGACTACTGAGGTTGAGTCTCTTAAAGGGAGTTCTTCCGGTATTGCACCTCTTGATGAGAATAAGAAAGTCCCATACGCTAATTTACCGGCCGGAGAAGAAGAAAATGAACTATTTCCCGGTGATCGTGGCAAGGATTTGGAAACTAAAGTTGAAAATCTTCCGGATAGTGTGGTAGATTCTGATTCTATCATAATTAACCCTTTGGAATCAACTGTTGACATTGAATACAGGACAAAATCAAAGGACGGTAAGATAACTGATGGGAAAAAAACAATTCCTGCTGCCACAGAACAGAAAGCCGGTGTAATGACTGCCGAGGATAAGCAGATTCTGAACAAAGTAAAAGATGGCGGTGGCTCTGGCAGTGGTTTTTATGACGTCACCAGGCTTCATCCTTTGGAAGAAGGCTATTACACTCTTTCCAGTGCGGTTCCTGCCCTTAAGGATGCTGAAATTGCCGATAATAAGAAGGCCGGCCTAATCATCACCTTCGAGGTCTCTTCCGGCAAATGGGAGGATTACCGTTATGCCGGTACCACCCTTTCCACTTTTTTAAATCCTGCCAGTTGGGAGCGTCACGGTGGCGGTGATTCCGTTAAAGGCATTACGGTGAACGGTGTCGGTCAGCCCAAGGACGGTGACGGCAATGTCAACCTTCAGATTGACAAGGTTGAGGTTGATGAGACTCTTGACCCTGATTCCACCAACCCCGTCCAGAATGCCGCGATAGCCGCCCGGCTGGCAGAACTGGAAGCCAGCACGGTGTTCAGCCTTGATTCCGAAGTTGACGAGGAAGCCAATACCGTAACCCTGTCCCTGAGGAACAAGTCTGGTGCCGAGATTGCCAGCACTGAATTTACCGGCGGTACCGGCGGTGGCGGTGAAAGCGGTAACGCCACCAAGATCATTCTTACATCCGGTGTCGACCATTCCATAATCAAGGAGGGTGACGGCGCCATTCTGACCTGGTTCTATGACCACCAGTACTCTTCCGGTGATGACAAGGGTGTGACTACCGGCCAGAAGGCGACCGTTCTCATTCAGGCCAAGCGCGGTTCGCAGACCGTCTATTCTGAAACCATCCATGATGTGTCCAGCGGCACCTATACCCTTGACCTGGGCAAGTATCTTATGCTCGGGACCACTGACATACTCGTGAAAGCCAGCACGACCGATCCGGAAACGGGCAAGACACAGGCCAAACAGTCCTTTACGAGTGTCAAGGTTGTCACCCTTTCCCTGACTTCGGGCTATAACTTGTCCTCCGGCATGTCCGGCTATGGCGGTTCCGACGTAATCAGCATCCCCTATACCCTTTCCGGTACCGGTGAGAAGGTCGTCACCCTGTATGTTGACGGTGTACAGACGGATACGGCTACCGTTACCAGGTCCGGAACGACCAACGGCAACTTTATCCTTCCTTCCGGTCTTTCCACCGGGCGGCATACCGTCCAGATGGTCGCTGAAATGGAGCAGGAGAACCTGACCATCCGTTCCGAAAGTATTTACCTGGACATCAACAAGGGCGTTTCCGACGCCCCCTTCATCGGCACGAAACTCATTTTTCCGGACGGTCGCATCTTTACCGATGATCATCTGTCGCCTACGTTGGAAGTGGGGCAGTATGAGAAGCTTTCCTTTGATTTTGTGGTCTATGACCGTGACAAGACTCCGACCGATCTTACAGTTTTTATCAACGGTGTGCAGACACAGTCTGTCAGTGTTCCCCGTAAGACGCAGGTGTATACGAACCGCTTTACCGAACAGGGTACATATGAGATCGAGTTCCGGAGCGGTTCTACCGTCTACCCCTTCCATGTTGAAGTGACCAAATCCCGCATTGATATTGCCGAGGTCACTTCCGGCCTGCTGTTGAAACTGACCGCTTCCGGTCGCAGCAATTCCGAAGCCGATCCCGGCAGGTGGGAGTATGAGGGTATCACTACCGCTTTTTCCGGCTTCGACTGGAACAGCAGCGGGTGGACCGGTGATTCCCTCCGGTTGTCCAATGGCGCCTCCGTCGCCATCGACTACCGTCCTTTCCGTACCGACGCTTTCAATACCGGCGGTACCTATGAGATCGAACTCGAATGCTCGAATGTCACGGACCGTAAGGGCATTATCCTTGAATGCATGGATGGGGGTGTCGGTTTTCAGATGTCGACGAACGAGGCCCGTCTCTGTTCATCCGGCGGCACCGAAGTGAGTACGAAATTCGCCAGTGATATGAATCTTAAGATCGCCTTTGTCGTGGGTATGAAGTCCGGTCACCGTTTGATGGAACTGTATGTCAACGGTATCCGTTGCGGGTCCGTGCAATACGCCTCCACCGAATCGCTTATCCAGGATTCCCCCTCCGATATCCGTATCGTGAGCGACGCGGCCGATGTGGACGTAAGAAGCCTCCGTTTCTATTCCCGTGGACTTACCGACGAGGAGGAGTTCACCAATTATATCGTAGACCGTCCCACTTCGGACGAGATGGTCTTCCTTTTTGAGAATAATGACGTCCTTAATGAGGAAGGCACTGATGTTGATATTGACAAGCTCCGTGCGAAAGGCAAGGCCGTCATGCGCATTGTGGGTGATGTCGCTCTTGTCAATGCCACCAACAACAAGAAATTTGAGGTCCCTGCCGACATCTATTTCTATTCCCCATACGGTAAGGAGTACGACTTTTATATCAAAGGCGCCGGCTTGCGTATCCAGGGTACGTCCTCCACGACTTATCCGAGAAAGAACTACCGCCTTTATTTCAGCCGTTCCTCGAAATACAATACCGAGCTGTACGTCAACGGTGTCCTTCAGCAAGACTCCGAAGGTAACAATACCTTCCTTTATGCGTTCAAGCCCGGTGCCCGTCCCATTGACATTTTTTGCCTGAAGGCTGACTTTTCCGACTCTTCCAGTACGCACAATACCGGCGGTGTCCGTATTGTCAACGACATCTGGAAACAATGCGGCTGGCTTACTCCTCCTCAGGCGGCTTATGATGGCGTGTATGACGTCCGTATCGGTGTCGACGGTTTTCCAATGGACCTGTTCTGTGCGCAGGAAGACGGTGGCATGAATACCTATTTCGGCAAGTACAACTTCAATAACGAGAAATCCGACAGTGGCATAATCTATGGTTTTGAGGGTATAGAAGGTTTCAATGATACGGCCGCGCTGAACGGTCTGCGTAACAAGTGTATCTGTCTTGAGTTTCTGAACAACTCCCATCCGTTGTGTCTTTTCGGGACTTCCAATATCACCGAAGGAGAGTTCGCCGAAGGCCTTGAGTTCCGTTTTAAGGCTGACAAGACCTGGGCTGACGCCGACCGGGAGGATAAGGATGCCGTGCAAAGGCTCTGGTCATGGATATACGGCTGTAAGGATAATCCCACTAAATTTCTGAATGAATACACGCAGTATTTCGGCAATGACAGCCCGTTTGCCTGGTACCTTATCACCGACTACCTGATGGCCGTCGATAACCGTGCCAAGAATATGATGCTTGCCACATGGGATGGCGGGATATGGTACTTCCTTCCCTATGATATGGATACCATTTTAGGCGGCCGTAACGATTCCGTTCTGAAATATGACTATACCATCACCCATGCCACTTTTGACGATAGTATCGGCAGCTACTCCTTTGCCGGACATGATTCCGTCTTGTGGGAACTTGTCCGCGGCTGCCCCGATAAACTCCGTGAAGTGGCCGACAAGCTCCGTAGCACGATGAGCCTTGAATACGTGCTTAAGGTATTCAATGATGAGATGATGGGCAACTGGTGCGAACGGATTTACAATAAGGACGGCGAGTTCAAGTATATCAAGCCTCTGACCGAGGGAGTCACTACCGGTGAGGGGACCAGCTTCTATAATTATCTCTATGCCCTGCAAGGCAACCGCTACGCCCACCGTACCTATACCATCAGGAACCGTTTTGCCCTTCTTGACAGCCAGTACGTTTGCGGTACTTACCGCAAGGACAGCTTCGCCGCCTATTTCGGCTACCGGTTCGGCAGTGACAACCGCCAGGTCAGGATCAAGTCCAGCGAGCGTTATTATTTCGGTTACGGCTATACCAGCGGAACCCCTCATCAGAGTGCGGTTCTTGCCGAAGACGCTGGTTCTCTTGTCGAGCTTACTCTTGACACCGACCTTATCGTGAACGATCCCCAGTACTTCTACGGCGCCAGCCGTATCCTTGAACTTGACCTGACCGACGTGAGCCATGCCATTTTGCAGACGCTGAACCTGAACAACTGCACCTCGCTCCGTAACCTTGATATCAGTTGTGCCGATACTCAAAGCACGCTGAACGGCCTGCTTGTAAACAACTGCCGCCATTTGCGTACGCTGAACATGGCCGGGCTCAAATCATCCGGCTTTACCGGCATTGACTTGTCCGGCAACACGAAGCTTGAAACGTTCAATGCCGGTAATACCTCCTTGACCGGCGTCACCTTCGCCGAGGGCTCCCCGTTATCCTCGGTAGTGCTTCCCTCCACCTTGCAGACGCTTGACCTCCGTTACCTGAACCGACTTTCAAATGCCGGTCTGCTTCTTGAGGGTACCGATAACATCATCCGTCTTGTAGTTGACAGTTGCGCGCTTGTCGATTGGCAGTCCCTGTTACGGCTGTGTCCCAATGTCCGCTACCTCCGTATTACGGGTATCGTGATGGAGGGTGACGGCACGTTCCTCCGTAACTTCATGGAAATGGGCGGTGTTGATGAGAACGGCGGCAACGTAACCACTTGCCGCCTTGTGGGTACTTATAAACTCAGTTCGTATATGCCTGATGATGAGTACGCCGCCATTTGCGCTCATTTCCCGGAAATGACTATCACCCAGCCTGAATATACGGTTGTAGAATTTGACGATAGCATCTCTGATGAGTATAATATCAGCAACCTTGACAACCGTACCGGCAACAAGTTTAAAAACGCATATGTCCCTTCGGCGCACGTCCTTTCCATCCAGAAAGCCCGTCACCGTGTCTTGAGCAAGCGTACGGGTGATGGTGTCTCCACCGTGTTCCCCTTGCATGATTCCGACTCCAACTATTATTCCGATGCGGAGTCACTTCGTAACGCCAGCCCCGCCAGGCTTGACGGCAGTGAGGGTGACGTGATGATGTTCGAACCGCATTACTGGTATAAAGGTGTCAATGATGTCCTTAACAGTAAGAAGTACGCCTGCTTCTCCTTTAACCGTACCCGTCCTTCCGTCCCTGATTGCACCATTCTGACCTACGATGATATTCCCGATGTCCGTGATGGCTATAAACTCTCCATTGCCGCCGCCAGCATCCGTGAGGGTTTGAAAGCCGACGTTAACTATCAGGTTCTGCGTATCAGTGTTGACGGTTATAAACGTGTCCGTTATCCTTCCGCTATGGGTACCGGCCTTATCGGCGCCTTCTTTGTCGATTCGGAGGAAACACCGGTCAAGGAAGTTGTCGCCGAAGGTACCTTGGGCTTTGTCGACGGTATGTATGTTATCTGCGACATCCCTTCAGAAGCCAAGTCGTTGTATTTCACAATCAACAAGAACGTCGATTTTGATCCCGTCGTGTTATCCAACAGCGATAAGATTGAGGACATGGAACCTGATTGGGTTGAGCATGACGAGTGTCTTGTGGGTGTCCATGAGGCTTCCTTTCTCGGATCCAAGATTGTTTCCATCGCTTCCAATACTTATTCCGCCGGCAATATCAGTCAAGGCGAGTTCTCTTACTCCGCTTCCCGTCGGGGAATGCAGCTGATTGACTGGGATATGCACAAGGATATCGCTAACCTTTTCTACGCTTTTTACGGTCGCCGTGATTCTCAGGACCAGTGCGGTTACGGTTCTAACACCAACTCCCGTATAATCGGTGAGACCTCGAAGCTCGGTATGCGTGACACTATCAACCAGAACCATGCCACTACCGGTGCCTGGTATGTTGAAAGTGACGAATGGGGTATTGAGACGGTAAAGACCATCGGCTGTAACAACTGTATGGGTTACGAGAACCTTTTTGGTGGTAAATCTGAATATCTTGATAAGGTCAGCCTTCCCAATGATCCTGTGAGTGAACAGTACAAGCTTTATATAGAATCTCCTTCGGGCGCTGTCCGTAAAATCAAGACTTCCTCTGTCGGTGGTTATATGATCAAAGTCTACCATCAGAAGTATATGGACATTGCCAGTGTCTCCAGCGCTACCGGTACCTCTACGACTTACTACTGTGATGAGTTTGTTCCCAGCAGTTCAAAGTCCCGTGTGGTTCTCCGGTCGAGCTACAACGCGTTCGCTCAAGGCGGTGTGTCGTACGCCCATTGCGGCTTCGATTCCTCGAATGCGTACGTGTACTACGGTTCCCGGCTAGCCTTCCGCGGCCAAATCGTCGTCGCGGGTAGTGTTGAAGCGTTTAAGGCGCTGGACGAAATAGCGTAATCTTAAACGGGAGCGAAGCGACAAAGCGTCAGAGCGTCTAGTCGTTCCCGGATTCTTTCCCGCCTTTGCGCGAGCTTGAATCCGGGCGTAAGCCCGGTCTTTTTTTTAATTAATTTGTTTAAACGTGTTTTCTGTATGTTAAATTTGTTACTTTTGCTTCCCGAAAGGTGGATTCCCCCGTGATCCCGTGTGGTTCTCCGGTCGAACAACAACGCGAACGCTCAAGGCGGTGTGTCGAACGCCAATTGCGGCAACGATTCCTCGAATGCGAACGTGAACAACGGTTCCCGGCTAGGTTACAATTTAAAGAATTTGGACGTTAAGTGCCTGAATGACATTAATCGGCGTACGGTGTCGGGTACGTGTTACCCATGATTGAGCCGAGGGGGATGAGCCTCAGTAACAGCAGCTCCGGCTGGAAAACTGGAACATACATCGTCGGGTAGAGTTTGGTAGGTCAGCAATGATTCGAAGAAGTCGGGCCCGGAAAATTGAAGGCAAAAAATGCGTAGAGAAGGTTATATTATCGATGAAATAGTTGCTCGTCCTAATATGGAAGAGTCTTTTTGGACGGTTTTGCGTGGAGATAAACGTAAACGTAGCCGTTCAGGCAGATACCTTATCGCGCATAAGGATGAGATCATTGACGAGCTGATAGAAAAGATTCGCAATGGGCTTTTCCAAGTAAACAGGTTTTTTGAGATAGAAGCCGAAGAGGGTGGAAAAATGCGTCGCATCCAGATCTTTTCCCTAAAAGACAGAATCGGTGTCCATGCCATTATGAAAGTCGTAGACATGCATCTGAAGAAACGCTTTATCCGTACTTCGGCCGCTTCCATCAAGGGACGCGGCACACATGACTTGTTATGTCTGGTACGTAGTGCCATCAGTGATGATCCTGCGGGAACAAGGTATGTCTATACTTTCGACATCCGGAAGTTTTATGAGAGCGTTGACCATGACTTTATGAATTACTGTGTAAGCAGGGTCTTTAAGGATAATACGCTCATACGTATTCTAACCGGTTTCGTCAATGTCATGAAACGTGGCATCAGCATCGGTCTGAGGAGTTCCCAGGGGCTGGGCAATCTTTTGTTGTCCATTTTTATTGACCATGTCCTGAAAGACAGGAAAGGTGTGAGGCATTACTTCCGTTACTGTGACGACGGCCGTATTCTTGACAGCAGCAAGAAGTTTCTTTGGAAGATGCGTGATGTTGTGTGTCACCAGGCATCTAAAATAAACCTTGAGATAAAAAAGATTGAGCGTGTTTCTCCCGTCAGGGACGGCATTGATTTCTTAGGTTATGTTATCTACCCGGACCATACTCGTGTCCGCAAGCGTAACAAGCAGAACTTTGCCCGCAAGATCCGTAAGGTTAAGAGTCGTCGCCGCCGGAAGGAACTCATCGCTTCCTTTTACGGACTTGTTAAACATGCTGATTGCAAGAATCTATTTTATAAATTAACAGGCATAAAAATGAAAAGTTTCAAGGACTTAAACGTCACTTACAAACCGGAAGACGGTAAAAAACGTTTTCCCGGTACGGTTGTATCTATCCGGGAGCTTGTGAACCTCCCTATCATAGTCAAGGATTTCGAGACGGGCATCAAGACCGAGCAGGGTGATGACCGCTGTATTGTTTCGATCGAGCAGAACGGTGAAATGAAGAAGTTCTTCACCAACAGCGAGGAAATGAAAAACATTCTTCTGCAAATCAAGGAACTGCCGGACGGTTTTCCGTTCGAGACCACCATCAAGGCGGAGATGTTCGGCAAAGGTCGAACCAAGTATGTATTCAGCTAATATGAGAAAAGTAGAAGGCAGTGCCGGTGTGCAACTCTTGGAGTGCATCAATCCGGCCAAGAACAAGTGGCGCGTCCGTTGGGACGTGCGTGAATCAGGCGACGGCCGTGTTACCTATATGGAGCATGACTTCGACCATAAACCCTCTCCTGATGATGTGAAAGGGCTTGTCCTTTCCTGGTATAATGCCGCTATTGACAAGGAGATCCTTTCCGGATTCGTATGGAACGGTATGCGTGTATGGCTTTCCAGCGAGAACCAATTCAACTACAAGGCGTCCTATGACCTTGCCGTCCAGTCCGTAAAAAACCTTCCTGTGACGTTCAAGTTCGGCAGTGACGAAGAGCCGGTTTATTATGAGTTTACCGGATTGGAGGAACTTTCGGACTTCTATACGAAGGCTATGATGCATATCCAGGATACGTTGGCTTCCGGGTGGAAGCGGAAAGACGCTTTTGATTCGGGGTTGTACCTGTAATCCTTTCGGGGGCGGGAAAGTAAAAAGCCCCCGGCCTGTTAAAGAGTAACGCCAATCACCTATTAACAAAGTACGCCGAGACGCACGACCGGGGGCATAAGCCCTCATCGCGTTTCGGCTTTTTTATTAATAAGTGATTGGCGGTGCAAATATAGCGAATAAATACAAGGTAGTCGAAATATGACTGCCTTTTTTGTTTTATACAAAAAAAAGTTGTTTTATAAGCTCTTAATAAATAGGACTTTAGCTCCAATCTTGTATTCAAGAATTTCATATTTTGTTGAATGTGCTATTATACTCAATACATTTGCCTTGTACTGAGTATTAATTAATAACTAAACATTTATGAATATGGGTATAAGGATTTTGTATGATTGGCTTTTCCAATCTAACCGGCCGACACACGTAAAGGCTGGTATGTTCGTTTTTCTTGTGATGTTTGCTTTCTGTTTTCTTCCGTTAGGTATCCCTTTGGACAAATCGGCTATTGTTGCTTTGGTGACGACAGTTATTGCCGCGATAGTGGTTGAGTATATTCAGAAAAGATGTGGTTTTGTCTTTGATTGGCTTGACGCGCTAGCTACTGTCTTGTTACCGGGACTGATTGCTGTATTTACAATATTCATGACTTCAATTTTGTAAGGTTATGAAATGGTTATATGAGCTATTTAATGTAGATCAGATTCGAATTATATTCGTTTCGATGTTCAGCTCCCTTTTTGCATATCTGACACCGACCAAAGGTTTCCTTATAGCATTAGTAGTAATGTTTGGTTTTAATATTTGGTGTGGGATGAGAGCTGATGGCGTTTCTATTGTCCGTTGTAGAAACTTCAAATGGAGTAAGTTTAAGAACGCCTTGGTCGAGCTTCTTCTTTATCTTGTAATTATAGAGGTTGTTTTTGCATTTATGACTTTGATAGGTGACGGAGAAAACTCATTGTTGGTTATTAAAACTATTACGTATGTATTCTCTTATGTGTATCTTCAGAATGCGTTTAAGAACCTGATAATTGCTTATCCTAAAAACAAGGGATTCCGTATTATCTATCATGTGATACGCTTTGAATTTAAAAGGGCTACACCAACGCACGTACAGGGAATAATAGATAGAATTGAGAATGAATTGGATAAGGAGGAAAAGAAATGAAAGTATTAATTGATAACGGGCACGGAGAAAATACTCCTGGCAAACGTTCACCGGACGGAAGATTAAGAGAATGGGCGTATACAAGGGAAATTGCCGATAGGGTAGTGCTCGGATTACGTAAAAAGGGAATTGATGCGGAACGCATTGTGAAAGAAGATTCGGACGTTCCTTTGTCTGAGAGATGCAGACGTGTGAATGCCATCTACAAAGATACTGGGAAGAAGGCAATTCTTGTCTCTATACATTGTAATGCTGCCGGTAATGGGGTTAGTTGGATGAATGCGAAAGGATGGAGCGTGTATGTGTCTAACAATGCGTCGGCCAGCAGTAAAAAACTTGCTACAAGCCTTTGTGAAGTGGCTGAAAGCCTGAAATTACCAATTCGCAGGCCAGCGCATAAACAACCATATTGGCAACAGAATCTTGCCATGTGCCGGGATACGAACTGTCCGGCTGTCTTGACTGAGAATTTCTTTCAGGATAATAAAGAGGACGTGGAGTTTCTATTGTCAGCACGTGGTAAGGATGCGGTCGCCAAGATACACATCGAGGGAATCGCTAAATACCTGGGATTATGAAAGCCTTGATTTATATAACCATGTTCCTGATGTCGGGAATATGGTTTGCTTCATGCCGGACTTCTCGGAATATGGAAACTCAAAAGCAGGTAGACTATTCCGGAGACCTCCAATATCTACGGAAGATAATTGAAGAATTGAGAATAGACCTCAGTAAACAAACGAAGATTGTTAATGACCGGCTAAGTAATCTGAAAGTGGAGAACACGACAGTTTATTTGTCTGATCCGGATTCAACTGGTAGGCAGCATATAGTCAAGGAAAGTACTACTACTGCATCCAAATTAGAACAGGAGCGAATAGAGGTAAGTGAGGAACTATCTATAGCATTACAACAGTTTTCCAACAGATTAGATTCATTGAGTAATAAGGTAGATGTAATATTGAACCAAAAGAATATGGTAGTTGAACTTTCATGGTGGAATTTACATAAACACAAGATTTATTGTGGTATTTCTTGTATGTTAATAATCGTATTGCTTATATATAAAATGAGATAGAAATAATACCTTTGTTCAATAATATGTAGATGAAAAATATATGAAACGGAGATTAATGCGTAATGTAAACAAAAGGTTGGCAGGTAAATGCCATCCTAAAACAGGAGTTCTTTTTGTTAAGAAGGATATATATTGTGGGTGGGGTATACTTGAAGGCTTTGTTGGTCCAGAGTTTGATGGGGTTAAGGTTGATATTAGATTGACATTAGAACAAGCGTATAAAAAGTTAGGTGGTACGGATAAAAAATTTTATAATGGAACAATGAGTTTGGGCATAATGTGTATTAAAGAACAAATTATAAATAATACGTTATCCAATAATCAATATTTGTCTCAAGAAGATATTGATATGATTAAAAGAGGGAAATTACCACAGGGCAAAACAATGCATCATTGTCCAGAAACTACTGAAGAAGGAACTATAGTTATGCAATTAGTAGATAGAGATATACATCATAAGACAAGGCATACTGGTGGATCTACTACTCTTAATATTGACAAGTCATATGCGGTACCAGATGATTTTGAATAATGCAATAGGAATAGTGCATTTATGAAGAATTTGGAAGTAAAATAGAGGTAGCCGAATAGCTACCTCTTAGTTTTGTAATCCTTCCAATCAACAACACACGAATCAACAAACTCTCAAGAAGGGTTACATAAGATAGTACTAATATATAATTGAAAAGTTCGGTCGGGAAAATAAAAAAGTGAGAACTTTTCTTTTAAGTCATGGTTGGTTATAATTGGTGAACATTTGTATCGTTTTGTTTGCTGTGATAAATGGAAACAAACATTAGTCTCTTTGAAATACTTCGATTATTTCCGGAAATATTTTTATATACCAAAAATCATGATTATATTTGAATTGGTAATGTTGTTTTAAGACTATAAAATTTTGATTTGTGATAAAAATGAAAAGAAATGAAAAAGACAGGCTGGTTTGGGTAACTGGCATCTCCACATTAATCATAATATCGATTTTAGCTTTCTATTTTATTCAGACTCAAGGTAAGTTTGCGGATAAACAGACCGACTGGGGTGAGTTTGGAAGTCTATTAGGAGCGATTGCAGGATTAATAGCATTCGTCGGAGTTTTATTTACATTACGACAGAATAAACAGCAATTCTTGAATAGCGAGGATAGGGCCGTCTTTTTTGAGTTGCTTAGGATTTTCATTTCATATCGGGATTCTTTGCAAGTGAAAAGAATAGATTGGGTATATGATGATGAACAATGCAAATGGAAAATAACTCCTTACAATGAGTTTTGTACACCAGAAAAAACTTATCGACAGATTTATGTAGAGTTATACCATACTTTCTATTTGGAAATAAGAAGAGGTATTCCTGAAAATTTCTCCAAAGAGGAATTTGTAAGGAAAATTATTCCCAAAGAGATGTCTAAAGAGCAATGGATACTTATATATAGCCAGTTGAATGTTGCTATTAACAATATTTATTCAGAGCATGAGTTTGGAATACATAAAGGGATGGTTAATATTTATCCCGTACATATAAACACTTATGATTACCTCTGTTTAAATGCGATTAAGATCTATTTTGAACAGAATAATTTCAAGCCCATAGCTGAAGCTTGTGCTAAAGCCGCTGATCATTGTTTTGCTCCATATAAAAATCAGCTTGGTACATATTTTAGGAATGCTTATTATATTTTGGAAATGACTTCGGAATTCACTTCGCCCCTAAAATATTCGAATATATTTCGAGCACAACTGTCAAAGTATGAACTTGTGTTATTGTTTTTTAACTCATTTAGTTCATTATCAACAATTGAGACACGAAGGTTATACTTGAATGCCGATTTGTTCAATAACCTTGAGTTGAAAGATGTGCGATTAAAAGAGGGGATAAATGATGAATCTGTATCCCGCCGAATGGAATATATACATTTTCCACCAATCTTGTTTCAAAAGGCAAACAAAAATGAATATATGTCTAGTGATTTGTTAGAAAAACTGTACGATGTGATTCTTTCAGAAAAATAATATACTATAGAATGTTCGGTAGAAATAAAAAAGTGAGGGGAACCACCCCCTCACCAAGTCAAACCAAAATAATCCGAATTA